GGTTAAGAGCGACAAGAAAATCGCCGTCGGCTACAAAAAGCTTTCTGCAACGGCAGACGGCGGCGTGTCGGTTACAACAACCGGCAGAGAGTACCTTGTGCTTGACTCAACAGACACATCAGTCGGATTTATTCTTTGATAAGGGGAGGAAGATATTATGGCAAATTTTGAAAATATTACAATTGAAAAGGGTATGTATCAGACAAAGGGCGGAATTTCGGGCGCACTTGAAAAGCTTGATCCGTCAGAAAATTACAGAGGTACTGCACTTGAGGGACTTGACGCATTTTCCCGTCAGCTCAAACGCTTTGACATTAAGGTTAAGGGCAGAAACAGCGACTGTGTTGAAAAGTTTTTTCAGAGTTCAAACTCTGCGGCACTTTTCCCCGAATATGTGAGCAGAGCCGTTATGCAGGGCATGGAGAGAGCGGATATTCTCCCAAATCTTGTGGCAACCGTGACAGACATTGAGGGTATGGATTACCGCAGTATTGCATCTGTTCCGAGTGAGGATGACAAGAGTCTTAAACTCGTCGGCGAGGGTGCAAAGATTCCGCAGACTGAGGTTAAGACAAGAGAAAACCTTGTTAAGCTCCACAAGCGTGGCAGAATGCTTGTTGCATCATATGAGGCACTTCGCTTCCAGCGCCTTGACCTCTTTACCGTAACACTCAATCAGATTGGCGCATATATTGCAAGAGCACAGCTTAAAGATGCGATTGATGTGCTTGTGAACGGTGACGGCAATGAAAATCCCGCCGGCACACTTAATGTTGCAACAGGCGGCAAGGTTACATATGAGGACCTTTTAAAGCTCTGGACGGAGCTTGCCCCGTATGAACTCAACACAATTCTTGCGTCAACTCCCGAAATGCAGAAGATTCTTTCGCTTTCTCAGCTTCAGGATTCAAACGCAGGTCTTGATTTTCAGGCTACGGGCAGAATGATTACACCTCTCGGTGCAAGCCTTCTTCACACTCCCGAGCTTGAGGGCGGTAAGATTATCGGTCTTGACAAAAACTGTGCGCTTGAAATGGTTCAGGCAGGCGGTGTTGTTACAGATTACGACAAGCTTATTGACCGTCAGCTTGAAAGAGCCGCAGTTACCTGTACCGCCGGTTTTTCAAAAATCTTTACAGAGGCGTCAAAGGTGATGAGCTGTTAAGGAGGGATTGCCTTGAACATTGCAAACATTACAAAGCGTTTTGCATTATACAGCGGTATTGACGGTGCTGAAGCATACAAATGGAAAAGCATTATTGACGATGCCGTGGTGTATGTTAATTCGATTGTTACGAAGGGAAATCTTTCGGAGGATGACGAATTAAGACTTGAAAACCTGTGTGCCGTTTACGCTTTTAAGTTGTATTCCCTTTGCAATGATGACAGCATTTCTTCTTTTTCCGCAGGTGATTTGAAAATTTCATCATCTGCGGACGGCGAAAGCCGTGCCGAAAAGCTGTGGAGGGAATATGCCGACAAGTCGCAGGACCTTATCGGCAGAGAAAAATTTTTGCTTGGGGTGATATGATGAATATTTCACCGTCTATCGGGAAAATATTAAACAGATACGGCTGTGATGTTACCGTTAAAAACGGCGGTAAATCGGTTAGAACAAAGGCCTTTATTTCACCTTTGAGATACAACAGCAATCAGAATTATGACAGTATACGGCATAAACTGGGTATGAGAAAAACGAAGCTGTTTTTATTTATTGCACCGCCCGATGTTCTGCTTGATTCGGAAAAAAGCGTAATAGAAAGTGAAAACGGTAAATATACTGTTAAAAGGTGCGAAAAATATTATGTGAAGGACAATCCGATTTATGTAAGGGCTGTTCTGTGTGCATACAGAGAAGAAACGAGGGATGATTTTGAATCGAATTGAGAAACAGGTTGACCGTATTATTGCAGGATTAAAGGTAAATGAGGCTTTGAAAAATGTCAGATTTATAAGAGAATACGGCTCTGATGAAGCACCGTCACCCGTGAACGGAATGATTGCCGTTGTGTCGGTGAGAGATATGTCAACGGAGAAAAGTTATATCGGCGGATACCTTTCGCCGTCTATCAAGGGTGAAAGCTATAATGCAGGAGTTGAAATCAGGGTGTATGCTCCTGCAACCGAGAACGGAAGCGGTCTTTCGGAAGTGGTAAGTGAAATTCTTCTCGGACTTAAAACTGCCGATGCGGAAAAGACGATTACCCACAGCGAGGCGGCGTCAATTGAATTTGATCCCGATATGAACGCAATTTACAGAACGGTGAGTTTTAATATGGAATTCTGTCTTTGCGAGGAGGTTTAAATGGACGGCTTTGAATTTGAAAATTGCGGAAATGCCATGTTGAAATGTGAGGGGAAAATTCTCGGCGGCGTTGAAAAGGCAACCTGTACAAGAAAGAACTCCTTCACGGAAATCAAGGAATTTTTCAATGACAAGCCCGTTGAAAGGATTGTTTCAAATGAATGGGAACTTACCTTTGTGATGAAGATTACGGATAAAACTCCGTTTTTGGAGCGTGACAGCTTTAAGAGTCTTGAACTTGACCTTGCAAAGAAGAAAATCATTTACACGGATTGCAAAGTGCTTGAATTTTCAAGCGTTACTCAGGGCAGCGGAAGTATTCTTGCAACCGTGAAAATCAGTGCCGACGAGAGGAAAATTATATGAATGATAAAAATTCAGACGAACTTTACAGGCTTGCGGAGTCTGAGAACGGCGGTAAAGATACCGAAATGTTCGGTGAATTCCTTGAAAGGGAAAGCCGTCGTTACAGTCGCAGACTTGACGAAGAAGAGGAGGCGAAAAGCCTATGAAACCGGTGCCGATGAAATTCGGTGAATATGTGTGGCATCACAATCCGCAGAATATCAGCTTTGAATGTGACAGGAGCGTTGCAGAAATGAAAAGTCCGTTCGGCGAATCTTCCGTTCAGGATATGGGGCGAAAGAATATGAAAATCAGCGGTTCGGGACAGCTGTACGGCGAGGATTGTGCAGAACAGTTTGAAAGGCTGTTTGAGGTGTTCAAAAACAGCGGAAAAGAAGTGCTCTCCGTGCCAAACCTGCCGAGTATTTATGCTGTGTTTGAAAAGCTTGAAATAAAGGGCGAGCCAAAGCCGAATGTGCTTGAATACAGCTTTGTGTTCCGTGAGGTTATGGAGAAAAAGCAGAAAACGGTAATTACATATTTTGACTGTGAAAACGGACAAACCCTGTGGGACATTGCATACAAAACAGGGGTGAAAATTGACGAGCTTGTGCGGCTGAATCCCGATGTTAAGTTCCCCGATGAAAACCTCGGAACAAGGAGGGTTAAGCTGTGCTGACTTACTTTTTTACTGATAAAAACGGCAAAAGGTGTGAAATTAAAAATGTTCTCACGGCAGAAATTTCGGCAGATGTCGATGTGCCTGCCGATGAGCTTGTGATGACTGTGCCGTATGACGAGAAGTTCGGAAATGCCGATATGCTTGAGGCTTATGACGGCAAGTCGCTTGTGTTTGTGGGACAGGCTGACGAGATTGTCAGCATTGTGAGAACCGACGGTGCGATTGTAAGGCTGAGTGCAAGAAGTCTTGCCGGAAGGCTTCTCGACAATGAGGCAGAGCCTGTTACATATGTGAACCCGGCGGCAAAGTTCATTTTTGAAAGGCATTTAAAGCCGTTCGGAATTGTCGGATATGACGGTGACGAACATCCGTTTATGGGCACAATCAAAATTGAAAAGGGCATGACCGAGTGGCAGGTGCTTGAAAAATTCTGCAACGGCAGATACGGCAAAAGTCCGAGAATTACGGGTGCGGGATTTGCTTTGATGTGCGGAACTTACGGCGGTGCAAAGCCGATTGTGTTCGGCAGAAACGGAGTAGGCTACACATCTCTCCGTGAGTACATAAAGCCGTGCAAGGTTATTTCGCAAATCAAACTACGCACCGAGGAATACGGCGGTTACAAGAGCGTTGTAAGCAACAAATGCGTTGCCGACAGGATTAAAAGGGTGAGATATGTAAACGCTTTTCTCGACAACAATGCGGTAAAAACAGCCGACAGAATGATTGAAAACGGCAACAGGCAGAGCTTTGAAATAATGCTTGAATGTGCAGAATGTCTGTGCGGAGTTGTCGGCAGAAGGGCTGTGATTGATGACTCTCTTATCGGAAAAAGAGAGGGCTTGGTTGTGAAAAGCATTAAATATTCACTTGGGAAAAACGGTGAAAGCACAATGGTTGTGCTTGGAAAGGAGAACGGCGATGTGGCTGATGAATTACATAACTAAAAATTCGATTACCGCCCCGAAAGCCGAAAAGGGCGGTGTGAAAAGTTCGGGAAACACGGTTTCGGTGGATTCCTCGGAAGAACACAGGGGGATAAAATGTTGCGTGCCGTATGGCTTTGCAAGCGTTGTTCCCGTGGGAGAGTCGGCGGTTGTTTTGCCGCTTGCTAACGGTGAAGTGAGCCTTGGCGTGCTTGCAAAAAATGTTGAACTTGATGAGGGCGAGGTTATGCTCTCGTCAAAGGGCGGAGCGAGTCTTGTGCTGAAAAATGACGGCAGGGTTCTTATCAACGGCAAGGCGGTGTAGTATGAGGGATACGATGATTAAAAACGGTGATATCGTTATCGGCTCTTCGGGCAATACGGTAATGCTTGAGGGGAGTGACGCAAAATTCCAACAGGCTGTGCTTTGCATTTCGGCAAAACTCGGCGGATTTGTCTATGACAGAAATTTAGGTTCAAAGGTGCTTTTGCAGGACAAAACACTCTCGGCAAAGCAGACTGAACTGCTTGCCAATGAATCTCTTGCAAAAATGAAAAATACCTATGCAAGCGTTAAGTCGGTTGGCAGACAGATTACGATTGACCTTACGGTTGACGATATTACAAGGGAGGTGCAGATAAATGGAAACCTATGATGAAATTTACGGCAGAATGAAGAATGCCTATGAGCATGAAACGGGTGACAGCTTTAACGAGGTGAGCGACATTGCAATCAGGCTTAAGGTGCTTGCAGGCGAGATTTTTAAGCTACAGACGAATCTTGAATGGTGGAAAAGACAGATGTTTGCAGTGAGCGCAAGCGGTGAATGCCTTGATAAACTCGCATCGCAGAGAGGTATTGAACGCAAAAAGGCGATGAAGTCAACGGGCGAAATTACCTTCAATATTTCTCAGCCGTGCAGTCACGATATTATAATTCCAAAGGGGTGTGTTGTGGCTACTGCCGACCTTGTGCCGATACGATTTGTTACGACCGAGGATGAAGAAATCAGTGCCGGCAACACTCTTGTGAGTGTTTATGCCGAGGCTGAACAGGCGGGAAGTAACGGTAATATCGGGCTTAGTTGTGCGGTTGTTCCCGTGAGTGTGCCGACAGAGATTGAAACGGTTACAAACCGTGAGAAATTTACGGGCGGTTGCGATGCCGAAACGGACGATGAACTTCGCAAACGCATAAGAGATACATATATAAACACCTCCAACGGCACGAATGCGGCATATTACGAACAGCTTGCACTCACGGTTGACGGTGTTGCAAAGGCGAGTGCCATCGGCAAAGCGAGGGGCGTAGGTACGGTTAATGTCTATGTTACGGGTGCGGATGCATCATTGGGTACGAATGTTGTTGCAAAGGTTCAGTCGCTTTTGGAAAAGCAGAGAGAGCTTAATGTTGATGTTATTGTGGCGAATGCCCAGCGTACCGCCTGCAATATGAGCGTTGTTGCCTATGCGGAGGACGGATATTCTTCAGGTGAAGTCAAGGAGTTGCTCAAAAATGCCTTTGCGGAATATGTGAATTCAATCCCTATCGGCGGAACATTCAGATTGTCGGAACTCGGTGCAAGACTGATTGACACGGGTTGTATAACCAACTACAACTGGAACACGGATATGCAGAATGTGACGGTGGCAAAGTCGCAATGTTTTACTGTCGGTACAGTTACGATTGGGGTGAAGTGATGAACAGCTTTGATTCGATGAAAACCAAATTGGAAAGTACGGGGCTTTACAAAGTTACGGCAAAATCAAATATCAGAGCGGAACTTTTGGCATATGCAGAGGGTTTGAACACGGAATTTGATATGCTTGAAACTATGGAACGGGAGTTGTTTATTGACACAGCGGAAAACTGCGGAATTACCGAAAGGGAAAGATTTGTCGGTAAAATCAATGCCGATTATCCGCTTGAAAAACGAAGGGAAATGCTTAAAATATCTGAGCAGAAGGTTGGCGGAAAATGCACTCCCGACGATTTCAAAAGAATTGTCAGAGGTTACGGTGTGGAAAATTTTACAATTGCTGAAGCTCCCACAAGAAACCGTGTGGACATTAAAATTTCGGATACAAAAACAGACGCAGAGAAGAAGCTCATAGAAAAGCGTGTGAAAGCAGATTTTCCGTTACATCTTAATGTGATAATTTCTTATGTAAATGCATAAAATCCTGATTAAAATTTTAATCAAGCTATGTTAATAAATTTTGCAGCTTTGCAAAACCATTCAAATAATTAAATAACCATGACCAAAAATAAAAATGACAAGTTGAAAAATCTCAGCTTGTCATTTTTTGCGTAGATGTTGTTATTCGTTGTAAAAAATGTGACTTACACATTTATTCGTACGAAAAAGTGTTGACAGAACCGCCTGATATCAGTGAAGCCGCAATTCCTACTATAATTACGCCTATACCCACAAATTTAAGTACCTTAGATATAATGTTATTTCCCATACATTTTCCTACCTTAGAAATAATTATAATTTAACATTCGCCTTTTTTGCCGCTTCTAAATCTGATAATGTAATAGTTAAAAAATCTTCATATGATATATCTGACAATATCGGAGCAATGCGATTTGCTCTTGCTTTTATGACCTTTTCAAAAAAATTTCGCACATCTCTTCCGTTTGCATAGTTGATGGAACGATTGTTATACATATCTATAAAATAATTTTCAATAAAGTCAGTGCAATTATCAGATAGTTTCAAATGTTCTTTTTGACACAATGAATAGAATATATCGCGAAGTTCATTCGACTTATAATCCTTAAAATTGATATATTGGTTGAATCTTGATTTTAATCCGGGATTTGAATTTATGAATTCTTTCATTAAATCAGTATATCCTGCTACAATTACGATAAAGTCATCTCTATAATCTTCCATCGCTTTCAAAATGGTATCTACTGCTTCTTGACCAAAGTCGTTTTCACCTTTTCCATGAGTCAGGGTATATGCTTCATCAATAAAAAGAATACCGCCCATCGCTTTTTCTATTGATTCTTTAGTTTTTATAGCGGTTTGACCAACATATCCGCCGACTAAGCCGCTACGATCAACCTCAACTAAGTGACCTTTCGATAATACATTAATGCTTTTATAAATTTTTGCAAGCAAACGGGCTACGGTAGTTTTGCCTGTTCCGGGATTTCCGTAAAAAACCAAATGCAATGAAAGCGGTGCAACTTTTTCACCGAATTCTTCTGCTTTCTTTTTTACTTTAACTACATTTATTATTTGTGATACTTCTTTTTTTACTTCTGTTAATCCTGTTAGCGAATCAAGTTCTGCAAGAAGTTCTTCCAAAGTTTTTTCCTGTTCATCCTCAACATTGTCTGATGAGTTTTCTTCTTGATATTCAATACATTCTTTATGATCTGGTGTTTTATTTGACTTTGTGAACTGTTGCTTTTTGTGGCTATCGTTTTGATACTCAGATTTTGAAATATAATTTTTCATAGCGTTTATTATATCGGTAAAGCGTGAGATATCGATTTGTTTTTTATCTGTTGGGTTTAATAAATATGATTTGCCTAAAGTTATAAAAAAAGCAATCAAAATTTCCGATGTTTTTAAATCACTTTCTGCCAAATAAGTGTTATCTATTTCATAAAAATTCCTTAACAAAATGGATGTGAATTCTTCATCAACAGATGTTTTGGTAGGACAAAATTTTGAATTGGAATAAGTATTAATGAAACAGTCATATCTATTTAATTCGCCGGTTGTAGAAATACTGCATATGAAATTAAAAATATCCTCCAGAAAAATTTTGTGAAATGACTCGGCATTACTAACTTTGTGTACCAAACTATCACATATTGTTGTTACTTTGTCAAATGCGTTTTTTACATCAATATTCATAAAGACAAGCCCCTGTTACGATATTCCAACCTTCTTAAAGGCATCGTTTAAAATGTCTGCAATTTCATTATTTTCAAAATTTACATTTGCTTCTTTAAATGCCTCATTTATTTCATCTTTTAAAGTTTGATTGGTAATTTCATTATAATTTTTAAAATCCATATCGCTGTCAAATGCCTGTATTAAACTTTGGTTGTCATTAATTTCCTGTATGAGATCTCTGGCTTGATTTAATAGGCAGATATAGTATTCATCATTTTCAAATGTACTTAAGTTTAATTCTAAAAATCCAAAATCCTGTATTTTTGATATAAATTCGGCAGAAGAGAGTCTGTCTAATTCTGACATCCAACGATTGTGTGATGAGTGCCAGTATTCGCCGTTACTTATTCTGTCTTTGTTGTTGTAATAATAAAGTTCGTCAAAATACATAATAGAAACAGTCAGCATGGAAGCTAGCGAATATATAGATAAAACAAGATTATTTCTTTCGTTGGTAGTTTCCAAGAGAAAAGTATCAATAAGCATTTTTAACACATTGAACTCATCATCAACAAGTATTCGCATTTTCTCTTCGGAATAATCATTCTTTGTTTTTCTGCTGTCAAGCATATTAGCGTGTTCTGATAGAATTTTATTCAGTTCAAAGTTTGTTTGTATTTGATTGCTTGATTTAACTGTATTTACCAATGCGTCAACTTTACCGCTGATTTTTTTGAGCTTTTCAAACATAATAATAAATCCGGCACAAGTTGCACACAAATTTACTGCTTCTAATATTATTCCAACGCTACTTAGGCAGGTTACAGCATTGATTTTTGATAATGATGATTTTATTAGATCGTTATTTATATTTAGAGCCTTTTTGATTTCATTTTGAATTTGTTCTTGAGCACGGTTTAATAAAGAAGGATCTATAATAACATTTTGAAATTTTTTAAATTTTTGGTCTTTTCTTCTTTGAGCAATTTCTAAAACACCTTTGTCATTGAGGAATTGCATCAATTGTTCAATACTGTTTATTATTGTTGGCATATCATTCACCTACAATCTCATTATTTTTTATGTAACAGAACATTATTATCAAGATGATAATTGAACATGTGTCAAAAGTATCATCGTAAAAAGAAAACCAACCTTTTTTGCTTTTTTTGACTTTATTTTCTGTTGTAATTGTGTTAATTAATTTTTTTATATCAAGGCACTGCGTTGAATATTCAAAGTCGTCAATCTCTTTGTTATTGTTATTAATTATTGCCATGAGCAAACACATCATTATTCGTGAATAATCGGTCATATTTTTTATGGAAATAATATCTTTTCTCTCAGTTATAGCAACATAATATTTCCATGAGCGCGGAATTGTTGGGGTTGGGTTTTCTTTGTTTGCTTTAGGTGTATTAACAATCTTATCTTTTACCATTGAGTCAAGGTCGGAAATGTATTTTTTTAATAATGAGTCAAATGTTTCCTTGCCTTTTTTCTTGTCAAAATAATCAAATAGTTTTTCTGCAAGCGTTTCTTTGGTAATGCTTTCTTTTTTTATAAAGGAAAATGAAATATATTTTCCTACAATTAATTTTTTAAATTCACCGAATAAATCATCATCAAGTTGAATCACGGTTTTTTCAAGAAATTCTTTACGCTGCATATATCGTTACCTCGCTATAATCACTTTTATTTGATTATACATCATGACAATATAAAAAACAACAAAATATGAATTTATTTTGCATAACACATCAAAAAGAGGGTGTTCCAATCGGAACACCCTCTGATTTTATATCAGGAATAAACTTGTATTAAGTTACCTGTCAATACATCCTGTGTGGATTACTTGTTTGCGATAGCAGCCTGTGCAGATAGGTAAAAATATGGGGGTTTTTAATGAAATGAGCATTGTCCTCATTCTCTCCCCTATGTACCGAGGAAATCTTTTCGATTTCCTCTAATTTGATAATGCAGTTTTTCTTTCTGCCTTCCGCTGTAAAGGTTGCTTTCACATCTGCTGTCCCATTCAGATTAACATACCAATCAAATGTAGTATCCGATGTTGGTGTTATCAAATATACAAACCGATTGACAACATCGTGGCTGATAGTGCTACCACTAAAATCAACAAGGCTGTTCAGAGTAGAACGGATACCCTCTATATCCAATCCTTTCGGATTGCTTTTTTCCTGTGGAATTTCATCAAGTGCTTTTTGAAGTTTCTTGATTTCTTCATCGACAGGACTTCTCATTGCTTGATACTCGTCTTTGGAAATCTCTCCATCAGCTCTCATAGCAATCAAGTTAGTCAGTCTGCTATTTGCCTTATCCAATTTCGCCTGTATCGTTACCGTATCGGATTGAGTTTCGTTAGATTTTTCTTCCTTATAATAACACTTAATAAGGTCTAACGCAATCAGTACAGACTCTTTTCTCTCTGTCCAGAGATGCTCTAACAGAGCTTTTGCCATAAAATCAAGTTTCCAATCGGTTATCATTCTGCTGTCACAATATCCCTCAGTGTCTAAACCGATTTCAGCTCTTTTCCGTTTAATTCCGTTGTTAAGCTGATTGTAGCATTGATAACCGTAAGAGGTTTTTCCGTCCAATTTCGTATGCCATTTGTTTTTACGATATGATGAGCCGCAGGAGCAACGCAGCTTGTTGACCCATATATCTCGTGAATCACGCTTACTATGTGTGTTTTTTCCTGCCGATACACATACAGGTTTTACTCTGCTTTCCCTTATTGCCTGTGCTTTATCCCATATCTCTTGAGAAATAATAGCAGGGAAATCTCCCTCAACATATTCATAAGTGGACATATCAAGATTGTTAATTCGCTTCTGCTCTAAAAAATTATTGCTTCTGGATTTGTTGTAACACTTTGTTCCTGTGTAGGTGGCATTTTTAATCGCTCTCATAATATTTGAAACGCTCCACTTTATAAGTCCAGAAGCTGTTTTCCTTTTTCGCTCCGTCAAAATCTTTGCGATTTTCATCGAGCCATAACCTTGCAGATACAAATCATATATCATTCTGACCGTTTCTGCCTGTTCCTCATTGATAACATAGGTATCTCCAACACGGTCATAACCTAAAATATTACCGTTTCCATAGAGAACACCATTATCACGGCTGATTTTCTGACCTGCTTTTACACGCTCGGAAGTCTTACGACTTTCTTCCTGTGCCAATGTTGCCATAAGAGATAGCCGCAGTTCTCCATCTCCGTCCATTGTCCAAATATTATCGTCGATAAAAAACACCTCAACGCCTATGCCTTTCAACTCTCTTGTAACAACAAGGGTATCCACAACATTTCGTGCAAAACGGCATACCTCTCTGGTAACAATTAAATCAAATTTACCTTGCTTGGCATCTTCAATCATTTTCAAAAAGGCAGGGCGTTTTTTTGCCTGTGTTCCCGTGATACCCTCATCAATATATCGTTCACAGACCGTCCAGTTCGGATGATATTTTACTTGGTCATCATACCATTGTAACTGATTTTCCAATGCAGATAACTGCGCTTCGTGTTCTGTTGATACACGACCATAAATAGCAACATTTCTGGCTCTATTTCTATCAAACTGAGCATAATCTGTGAGCTTAAATCGGTAATTATATTCATTTACTGCTGTATTCATAAAGCATACCTCCATTTCTGTGCTGATTACATTCTACCTATTATCAAGCCGCTTGTGAAATGTGCGAATTGGTGTGCTTCACGATATTTGTATATGTGGCTTGATTTATTTTCCCTTTTTCAAGAAGTATCTCAATGAGTTTCAGAGCTGCGGTATATTTATCTACTTTAATATTGTCCATTTTGACCTCCTTTCAGAGAAACACTAACGGCAAGAGCCTTATCAACTCTTGCCATTATGTTATTGGGCATCATTCCCATATACTGTTTTAACCTCTGCTTATCAATCGTCCGTATCTGCTCAAGCAGGATAACAGAGTCCTTGTCAAGCCCTTCATAATTACTTACTGCGGTATGTGTGGGCAACTTTGCTTTTGTGTGTACTCGGCTCGTAATTGCTGCAATGATTACCGTCGGGCTGTGCTTGTTTCCTATATCATTGGAAATGATAAGTACAGGTCTTGTGCCGCCTTGTTCTGAGCCGATAACGGGATTAAGCTCCGCATAGTAAATGTCGCCACGCTTAATAATTCTTTCCATTGTGTTTGACCTCCCAATATGATTTAGACAGGTGCTTCCTGCCTATGTAGGCAGCCAAACGCAAGGAAGTATTTAAGGTCGGAAGTATCTTAACAATATCTCTGTTCTTATGACCGCCTTTCGTTTGGCTGATATGATAGAAGCATTTCAACTTGTCCTCGACACCCCGAAATGCTATGGGAAGTCGCCAAACGGTCAGCAGCGAACTGACGCCACGGGAGTTCCACCCCAACTGTCGTTCTGACAGAGCCGCCCTCATTGCCTGCGACGGTTTTTTCACGCTCGGACTGTGACTGGACGGGAGTATCATTATCCTCTTTGTGGGTTATGGCGAAATCGGGAGCTGCCCGATATTTTGAGTCGGTAAAGATAGGCTCACCACCTTTCAATCGCTCGCTGCCGCTCGGCAGGTCGTGGCGTACCGCTGCACACGCTTATGCTCATCGCAATCACAAAGAGAAAGTATTTGGCGAATGGGTATTCGGTTGTCAAGGAGCTATCCCGTTTTCGCCACACAAAGGAAAACAGGGTAAGAGGTTTTTGTCCTCTCACCCTGTAGCCCGTGGGAAAGTGCTTTTTTGGACACTATCCTAAAAGTTTTTTTATTTTTTCTTTGAGCCTGCTCAACCGCTTATAAACGGTGTACTCTTTCATATCGAGCATCAGAGCAATTTCAGCGATAGAAAATCCCTGTAACTGCAACAGAACTGCCTGCAAAGTAAGCCTGTCCACTTTAATCAAAACTTGGTAGAGCTGCTGATTTTCGATGTTATCCAAAAAGTCCTCAACCGTTTTTATTTCGGGTGGTGTTGTATCCTCTGCGACTTCATCAAGGTATGTACCTGCTTCCTGCATACGCTGATAGTACCGTCTGTCAGAATTAAAAATCGCCCAATCATGAACACGGAGCTGTTCTATAGTGTCTTCGCTAACCCCCAAGCTCCGTAACTGCTTTTCCTCGGCTTCTTTCCAGAGCCGCCATTTCTTTTCTTCTCTGGCTTTGTTGTAAGCCATAATGTGTACCTCCAATCTGAATTTTTTTGAGAAATTCAGATTGAGGTGGGCTACGGCACCCAATGCCAGAAGCAGGTTTATCCTGTGTTGCGACAAAAAACGACAAACAAAAAGCCGCAAAGGTACTAAGACCTCTACGGCAACACGCATAATTATCTCTATGATATAGATATGTGACTTCTACTCGAAAAGTAGAAAAGTGCCACGAGCAAGCAAGGCTTTTTTTAATAAGTTATCCTCACTTCTACGTGACACTATGTAAATAACTGCTGCTTCTGATAAGCAGCGTGATGGTCGTGCTTGACCAACACATAAAAATCCCTCGAAACTCGAAAACGGGT